AAAAACATTCCTTTTTCTGTATTGACAGATCTTTTTTTAATGCTTGTTTGGAAGGCAACAATCCAGTCGTCATATGTATTTTTATATTGTTTTAAATCAAATATAAAGTTTTGAAACTCATTTGTTAGTTGATAGTTTTTTAGATTAAATATTTTTGTGGTGTTCGCACTTAGTTTTTGGGCAGTTGAAAACCCAAGTTGTGTAAGCTGGCTTTTATAACTAGCAACAGCAAATCCATTAGCGAAATCAAACCAAAGAGGTTTACAAGCAAATGTATCTGTACTAATTACTATTTTATTTGTAGAAAAGTCTATCAAACATAAGGCAAATTCTCCGTCAAGTAATTTTGTAAATTGCTCACCGTGTTCTAAGTATAAGTCTATTAGACATTCACCGTCAGATTTATAATCACCGAAAGTTTGAAAATTATAAATTTCTCCGTTAAACACACATGCAACATTATTTTTCTGAAAGGGTTGTGAAGTGTATGTGCCAGTAATATGCAACAAATTATGTAAAAATTGTATACCATTTATTGTTTGAATATTTGTAAAGTCAGGACCACGTTTTTTACAAAACTGATTAGATTCCTCTATAGAACCTACGTTTGTTACACCAAACCCACACATTTATTTTTTTACTCTGTTTTTATTTTTTTTATCTGCGCCGTCAATATACATTCCACCTACTGGACCTGGTAACACATGTATTTTAGAAAGCAGCTCGTTTGCACTTATAAATTTATCACCTATTTTCTTAATAGCATATAGTCTCCATTTAGAAATAGATTTTGATGTTTTAGGCAATACTGCTGTATCTATAAATTCATAGTCCGAAAGTTTAGTAATATTTTCCCAAAAAGATAAATCATAATAATATTGACAGTGTCCTTTTTTAGTAAATTCAATATCAGGGCCAATATGTATTGCTATGCCGCCAATTTTTAAACTATTGTGAACATTAAGAAATGCTGTATATTGCGATTCATACGGTTCTACATGTTCTATTGTTCCGGCATTTGTTATAACATCAAAATATTCTTTATACTCTATAAAATCTTCTAACTTTGACAAGTCTTTAGTCAGAGCACCATCCAACCCATTTAAATCTACAGAAATATGATGATAGCCCAATCTAGTAAAATATTCCTTGCCTGTAGTCTCATATATTTTCTTATCTGGTCGGATTACTTGATTTCCTAGTTCTAACATTTTTAAACCATCAATGGAATTATATACTTTGCCAATCTGGTCATTTATCCAATATAGGTATGGTGTCTTGTAACCCATTTTACATGTTCCTTTTTATAAAAAACAAACCGCTTTCGTTTATATGTTTGCCATTTTCATTATTAAATTTTGTTCCAGTAGACAATTTCCTAATAGTCATCGAATCTTCTTTGTTCCAGTCAAATCCTCTATTGTCTAAATGGTCTATCCAGTAATCTTGCCATTGGCAGTTTACGTGATGATGTCCCCGTTGGCCTGGAGTCCCGTGAGTCATAAAAATATATTTTCCACAGCATAATGTATCTAACAAATTACTAATAAATTTTTCCTCTATATGCTCAACTACTTCAATACAATTTACCATATCAACGTCTGTTGTAAAACTTTTTTCTGTTAAATCAATTTTGGTTGTAGGATATACAGCATTGTCTACATTCTGTTGTAGTCCTTCTATTGCAACTGCATTAAGTCCTTGTTCTGAAAACCATTTGGGTGCATGTCCGTATCCGCTTCCTACATCTAGCACCGACTTGATTTTATATTTTTCTATAATATAATTCCAACTCTCGGGGCAAAAAGTGTGTCTATTAACCTCTAGATTGTTTCCACCTAGGTGCGGATGTTTGTCGTCTAATACAACTTTTGTCATAAACTCTCCTTAAACATTTACTTATACAGATTACAGACTAGCGTCTTCCATACCAGCAACTCTGAGCTTAACAACATTAGTAATTTGCCATTGCTTTTGATCAAGTGCCTTAAGAACACCTAACCATTTGTTACGCATAAGAGCAAACTCGTTAATAATCTTTTCATAATCAACAACGTCTGCCTCACCGTCAACGTATTTTTCAACGTCACGGCTAGACAGAGCTCGTTGATAATTTTCAAGATACTTTTTAAAATATGAGCTACGCAATCTACGTAGTTCAATATTTAAATAGTTTAATATTGCTTCAACTTCTTGCAGTTGATTAAAGCGGTGTTCGACAATGCCCGGCATTGCTGCCGCTGCTCGTTCCACATTGCCTTGTAGTTTTACTTCTTTACGAGCTTCAGAAAGTTCGCTGTCAAAGTGAGCTACTGCATCAGGGATCTTAGAAATATCTCTTGATATTTCACTATACCAGCCCATTACCAGTCCTCTTGTTCGTCATCGTATGCATCTTCGTCAACATCAAGATAGTAGTTAATTGCATTATCAAGATCATTACAGTTGCCAAGAGCGTTTTTAAAATGCTCATCATCTGCACCATAGTCGGCACAAACATCAACAAAACGTTCTGCAACAACTTCAATATTTTTCTTGTCAATGCTATCCTTAAACACTGTCCATATGTCAACAATTTGTGATTCATCCATTAACAGGCTCCTCGATTGGTTCTACTTCGTCATCTTGGATATTTACCTTTTCACTTGATAAATTCACATAATCTGACATTACCATATCGAGCAGTTCACCTGACCAGTTTTTGCGATACTCTTTGTGTTCTTCACCTTTTGTATCGATATACTTGAGTCTGTTACCATCTTTGACTAATAAACCTTTCTTTTCAAAAAGTTCTACAAGTCCGCTGTAAGGATTCATACCTGTTTCGTATGGAATCTTAACCTGTACGCCTTCGAAAGGTTTTGCATAACGAGTTTTCATTACTTTACAACCTGCACGAATACCACGCACTTCACTAATCTTATTGCCATCTTCATCTTCTTTTAGTTTCAACTTTTTCATTGCTACTACAATAGATGATGCATAGATAAAGCCTTGACCACCTGAGATTTTATCATCTGGGTCAAACATATCTTGCGATGCGTAAGTGTGGTTAGTACATACAAGTCCTACGTTATGCGAACCAATCATGTTAACTGTGTTACGAACAAGTGAAGTCAATGCCTTAGGCTTACGACCCATATCACCTTTCATATCACCTTTGTTAAACTGATCAACGTCTGTAGGTGTTAACAACATACCTAAACTATCAATAACAAACAATACCTTAGGACGATCTTCTTCATCCATTGCTTTGTAATCTGTCATAAATGTTGAAATAGTTTTTGCAACATCATCAATCATTGACATGTTTAGTTTTAGTAGTTTTTCTTCCGATGTGTCTACATCTAGTGCATGTAGCCAACTTTCATCAAGTGCATTCTCTGAGTCAATTAATACAACAAAGATGCCTTGATCTTGTGCCGCCTTTACAATGTTACCTGCACAAATATATGATTTACCTGCGCCAGACTCTCCTGCAAAAACAGTAACCTTACCCATAGGCACACCTTTATGAAAGTCGCCGCTGATAAGATAGTTGAGTGCATAGTTACCTGTACTAATCCAATCAGTGGGATCGTTAAATCCTGCACTCATGCCTGAAATGGATTTTGTAAGAGCAGTTCTAAACTTGCTCGGGTCAAATGATTTGGCCATTATATCTCCTTTACAAAGTTATTGGGAGGGATTGCTCCCTCCCTGTGCTATTAGTTTTGTTGTCTTGAACGGATCATTGCAAGAATGTCTTGTGCCTTACCATCACCTGCAGGCTCAGCGGCTGGTGCCGGAGTTGCCTCTGGTTGTGATGCTGGAGCAGTTTCTACAGCTGGTGCTGGAGTTTCTGCTTTAGGCTGTTCAGTTCTTGAAGTTGCAGTACCGTTTGAAGATGATACATTTGGATCACCTGTACGTGCTGCCATTCCCGCAGGGCGGAAATACTGACCAAAACGATCAGCATCATAAGCCTCGCCATCAACAGATGCTTCAAACATTTCTTTCATTACCTTAATCTCTACATCAGTAGGTTTCTTAGGTAAAAAGTCTCCCAAGTTAAACAATCCGTTTGTGTTAACTGCTTGCATCTCTGCATCACCAAGTGGACGCTCTCTACGTGCCCAGTTTGATGTTGAGTAGTCTGCATAACCACCTTTGGTTGTTTTTGCAAGACGGAAGTCTACACCA